GAGTACGGCGTAGATGTACGCTACGGAATTATGTCTGGTATGGACCCAAACCGTGCCATCATTGCATTACTACAAATGCGTTCAGACAAGCTCGTATCTCGTGACTATGTACGTCGTGAGATTCCAATGGACTTAAATGTTACGCAGGAGGAACAACGTGTTGATATTGAAGAAATGCGCGATTCTCTGCGGGTGGCTGTTGCTCAGTATGCTCAAGCCATTCCAGCGTTGGCAGCGCAAGGTCAAGATCCTTCGCAGATTATCACCCGTATTGCAGAAGTTATACAGGGTCGTCAAAAGGGTCAATCGCTAGAGAGCACAATCGAAAAAGCATTTACACCAGAGCCACCTCCAACCCCAGAGGTACCACCTATGGCACCAGGTATGGAGCAACAGATTCCAGCGGCAGGTGCGGCCTCCGCCCCAGCCTCAGCGCAACCTCCACAAGAACAAGGTGGTATGGCCCCTGCTGCTGGTCAACGTCCAGATATAGCCCAATTACTCGCTGGTATCACCGGCGCAGCTTAAGCAGAGGAGGTGTAAATATGAACAAGGGATCTCGCGCAGCAGCGCCAATGTCAAAGCCAGTAGAAGGTAAGAAGGACACATCCAAGCCAGCAGGACCAGGCAAGGTAGTTCCATCAATGATGCCAGCAGGCCGTCGTGGCAACGCAGTAAAAAAGGGATAATAACTTTTTAATGAGAGGTGTACTGGGCGATGAAAGATGATAACCACATTCCTCGTCCAGTACGCTTTCTTGATTTCGTTGTTGTAGGTGTAGGTTTTATACATAACATAGCATCATCTGTTGAAACTTTAACAGGTGAACTAATGGAGTTAGCAATTTATCAATCAAATCATCTTACTCAAACCAATAGGGCTTGGGAAGATATGGCAACAGACTTAGAAAAATTAGAGGAGGACAAACAGTGAGTATGATGAATCCACTGGCTGGACCAGCAGGCCCAGGTAAGTTCTCTACACGTACCGATAAATTAGAATTAGGTTCCACAGCATACGGCGAAGGCGTTGAGACACAAGCTATTCAGTCAGCTTCTCCGCTAGCCAAGACTAAAGATGTACTTCCTGCACGTGCGGGAGACATACGTGAAGCAGTTGCACAGGCACCAGTAACAGAATTATTTGCACCAACACAACGCCCAGAAGAAGTAGTAACTAGTGGTGTTGATGTAGGAGCAGGTCCTGGATCTAACGCACTACAAATGCTTAAGTCAGCAGAAAAACTTTCAGATGCTTTAGCAAAAATGCTTCCATATGATGAAACAGGCGAAATAGGAATCCTTTATCAGCAAGCACTAGCTAGAGGACAGTAATGGCTGATAATCTAAAAGCAGCTTCTATCTCTGCAGGATTGTCACCTACTGAAAAGAAAAAGGTTGATGACTATAACAAGTCTCTTACTGTACACAGGGAATTATTAAACCTTCCTCCAGACGTAGCAACAACTGTTTACAATAATAAACCAGAAAATCAGAAAAGAATACTTGCTGAAAACTACGGAACTGAAGATCCTATTGTCAAACCATCTCGTGGTTGGCTAGGAACTGCCTGGGCTTATACTGGTGGAGCTCTTAAAGAGGGTTTCAGTCTTGGTCTAGCAGGCTTACAGAACGTATCTGATTTTAGTACTCGTGTTGCACGGACCGGTTTAATTGCACTGGACCAAGACCTTAATCTTGGTGATGCTTGGACTGTTGCAAATGATAAAGGCGACAAAGTATTTAGTCCTAATCGCATTGAAGATGCTAAAGAAAAGTTTGGAAATGTAGCTGTTGATGTAGCAATTAGAATTGCTAGAGGAGAGACAGTTGCAGATATTGCAAAGACTGCTACTCCAGAACAATTAAGATATTTAAGACTTGCAGATAAGAACCAAGGTTTAACTAAAGATCAAACAAGCAAGAAAGATCAAGCAGATAGAGATCTATTTCAAGATACTCTTGATGCAGTTAACGCTGCTAAATATTCACCTGGTCGCTTTGTAGCAAACCTCATACTTCCAGCTTCAATGGAAGGTTCAGGCTTTTTCTATAAAGCAATTTCAGGCGCAACAGATGCTGCCTATCGTATATTTGCCGATCCTCTTCTCGTTGCTGGTAAAGCAAAGCGTGCTCTTGATGTCAAGAATTATGCAGTAGATGTTCTTGTTGGAGATACTGCACGAGGTGGAACTAAGTTAGCAGAATATTTTGCTAAGCCATCAGCAATAAATTTTTGGGATGAATATGGTGCTAACCTAGATGCTCTTAATAAAGCACGCACTTCTAAAAATTTAGAAGCAGGTATGGTTGCTGAAGAAAACCTTAAGCGTTTGGCCCCAGAGTTTGGTCCAGCAGTAATTAGAGATATGATGAAGGCAGACTTGCCTGTAACTAATGCACTTACTGCTAAGGCATACTTTGAAAATGCTGCTGAACTAGGTTCTATAATGAATGGAAGTATTGGACGCCGTAGAGTATTGGCTCCTAGACTTGATGCACCACGTAAGGCTCGTGTGCTTTTAGCAACTACTGCTAACCGTAGTTTTAATATTGATAAAATGGGTTCAAAATTTGTCAATGATTTGTTTTACGGCGCTCCTTCTACTACAGATGGAGTTATGAAACAACTTGTTGATGGAGTAGAAACCATATCAACTCTAGTAAAAGCCAGAACTCCAGGAAAAGATGTTGGTCGCTTTTCTATGGATATGATTAACTACAGAATTGATAGATTCAAAGCAAAGTTTACAGCAATTCCATTTTTCAAAGACGACATACTAGATGTAACTGCAATTGATGCACCAGAACAGATGTATCGTCTAGCAAGATTAGTACTTCCAAAGTCTGAATCAAGAGCATTGTCTTCAGCGTTTGCTGCAACAGAAGATGTTAACGCTAGAAAAGATGCTTTCTATGGCTTGTGGTCTACTATTGCAGAAATTCGTGGACTTAAAGCAACTGAACCTGGTCAGTTAATTGTCCGTCAGTTAACTGGTAAGGGTGAAACTCGCTTTAGCGTAGGTCGTTATGGCAAAGCTAAAGACGGTAGCGACATTGCTATTATCCCATCTGATAATTCTAACTTTGTTACAGCACCATCTATTGCAGATATTGATAGAGCAGCAACTAGATCAGGTTTAATCCAACGTATGGCAGGTATTGCCAACAATGATTGGGTTGAGCGTATGACTGCAGGCTGGTCATTCTTGACACTTGCAGGTCCTCGGTATGCTTTGCGTAATGCAACAGAAGATTTAATGGTTAACCTTGCTATTGGTGAAACTGTATGGGGTCTTGGTAAAGGCAGAATACTATCTACTCGCCTTAACACAGCCAGAGGTGTTGAAAAAGGTTTAACTAAAGCAGAAAGAATAGCAGCCAATCCTCTTGGAGCTGTACTAAGAGTAGTTAATAAAAAAGAAGCACAAGCATTTGCTGCTAAAATGGATGACATTGATAATGTTATTGAAAATACTAGAAATGAAATTACAAAATTAACTGCTGTACTAAAGTCAACTACCGATGAGGCAGTAAAGGCAAGCACAAAGGCTAAGATTGCTGAACTTAAAACCAGTATCAAAGGTGGGCCAATTCAGCAACGCAGAGTTATCCTTGCCCAAGCTCTTAATGAAGGAAAATTAAATAGAGCCTACAAGAGACTTGGACTTAAACCTCTTGGTAAGTTAGATAAAGAACTTCTTGCAGAGCAGATTCTTCACGGAGATCTTGATAATGCCCTTGCTGACATTGTTGAAGGTGGAAAAAACTTTACAGTAGGTCTTGACTATGTAACACGTGCCGTAAACTTTACTCGTCAACACGGAGTTCGTAGTGTTGCATTAAAGATTATAACACCTAGGCCATATGCAAGAGCCAAAGGTTCTGCAGGTTATCAGTCACTTCCACTGGGTGTAGAAAACGAAGCATCTATGGTTGCTTGGCTTATGCGTATTGGCTATTACAGCAACGATGAACTAGGTGCTATTGCTATTGCTAACCTAGATCAAGAAGATGCAGTTGCAAAAATCTTTGCTTGGCTTGATGATCCAAAGAATAAAAAGGTTGTAGATGCTTTCCGTTTAGAAACAAACGGATACACAAAACAAGAGCACGCAGAGATTGTCTACAAGGCAACTCGTGAATTGTTTGAGAAGCAAAACAAAGACTTAAACCTAGATCTACTTAATAAGGTACGTCAGATTGATGACAAGACTGGTGAGTATGTAGTTCGTGGAAAGTTATCTCTTGATGACCTACCAGATAACAACATAGATATTCCAGAATATGTGGTTGGTCCACAACTTGTAGCTATATCCGATACAGGAAACTACACATCTTCTCTTATGGAGAAGGGTTGGACTTGGTTAGGACTATCTAACGCACGTCTATCTCGTGAGCCATTAGCACTTGCTGAGATGATTCGTATCCGTAAGGATATGCGTAAGTCTGGTTTTGAGGATGCTTTCATTCAATCATTTATTAAGAATGTAGATCCAACTGATGCAGCTAAAGTAGAAAAAGCAACTGACCTTGCTAAGCAAAAGTTGGCACAGATTGTAGAAGATAGAGCAAGCCTACAGATTCTTGACTATGTTGATAATCCAATGGTTCGTAGCCAATTAGCATTTAGTATCCGTAACTTTGCACGGTTCTATCGTGCTACTGAAGACTTCTATCGCCGTATGTATCGTGTTGTTAGATACAACCCAGAGGCAATTGTTAAAGCTGGACTTACATATGAAGGTATAACACACTCTGGTTGGATTCAAGAAGATGACCAAGGTGAACCTTACTTCGTATATCCAGGTATTGAGCCTGTCTATCGCGCCGTACAAGGGGCTATGACAGCACTTGGTATTCCAGCAGAGTTTAGAGTTCCACTTCCAGTTCAATTTGGTGCTCAAGTAAAGATGATTACTCCATCTTTGAACCCTGATTCAATTGTTCCTACATTTGCTGGTCCTTTATCTGGCGTATCAATGAAGGTAATTACTAATCTTATTGGCTTTGCCTCACCAGGTACAGCAGACACTATTACACAAATGACGATGGGTAAGTATGCAGTAGATCAATCTATGGTATCTGCTTTCCTACCTGCTCACATTAACCGTCTTTACGCAGCAATGGACCGTGATGAAAGAAATTCACAGTACGCATCTGCTTGGCGTAAAGCAGTTACTTATTTAGAAGCATCAGGTAATGGTGTTCCTAAGAAGTACAATCCAGATGGAACATTGATTCCACCATCTGCTGGAGAACTAGAAGCCTATCGCCTTAAGG